CACCAGGCACTGAGTGAATAACTGAAACTCCAAATCACCCACCCTAACCTGTACTTGGCGAGTCTCCATGGGCTCACCCCCTCCTGCGTCGGTAGTCATCGCACTGAAGCACCATCTGCCTGCTGCACTCAGCCAGCCTGCTCATGATGCGCTCACCCACCTTGCCCCTCAGATCCTTGTCACCCAAGTTGGTGCCCACCAACGTCACCACTGCCTCATTGCGATAGCGCCTGTCAATCAGCCCCTCCAATGCGTCAAGTTTCCATTCCTTGGCCTCGCCCTTACCCAGCTCATCAAGCACCAGCACAGGCGTAGTCATGTAGGGACGTAGGACCTCCTCACTGTCTGTGTTCTTGCTGAACCCGCTGCGCATCTTCTGGACCAAGTCACCCCAATCCAGATACTGACAAGGGATCCCCCTGCCAATAGTCAGGTGACGCACCAGGGCCACCAGCAGGTGTGTCTTGCCTGTTCCGTGCCGACCACCCAGCAGAATGCCCCTCTGCCCCATGGTGTTGGGTATGTAATCCACAGCCCACTGCTTGACCCATGTGCTGATGACCCCCATGGCAGGTGAGAACACCTCATAGTTTCCGAATCCACACGCATGGTGCTTGCCTGGACACTTGGCAGCGTTAAACAGATCAAGACGTCGCCGTAGCACCTTGCCTGGGCATGGCTCTGCGGTGGCGTACACATGGCCGCCCTTCCACAGGTCCTGACTTATGTACTGCTCACCCTCACACGATGGGCATTTGCCACACTCACCACCGTCCGCCTTGCGAGCCTCAGCATACTCACCCTTACTGAAGGTCTGCACCGCCTCATCAGTCATCAGCTGACACTCAGCCCTTGCGCAGTCGATGCAGGTCCATGCACCTGGGTAGCGCGGTATCCCCTCGCCACAACTCTTGCAAAATGCAGGCGCTCTAACGTCTCGGAACCCAGCTGGCAGCAGGGCCAGTATGTCTGCAGGTAGCTCAGTCACAACTCACCCCCTGTATTTGTTCGCGGATCTGGCTGACGGGCAGATGATACCAATCGGAGGCAGGCTGTAGCCATCGCTCGATGGCGTCAGCGCTGGCATCCCTCAGCACCTCCGTGAACTTGGGCAGCCCCGCGGCAGGGTCCTTCTCGCTGTACAGGAGATCAGCCAGGTAGACATCGTCGGGCTCATAGCTGGTTGTCTGCACTGTTTTACCCTTCGCTTTCCCCCTATCCCCTGAGCCATTGAGGTCAATAAACCCCTCCACTTTCTCACCACTCCTGCAGATGAGTGTCAGGTCATCATAGCGTCTGTTGTTGTCATTCTCTCCCTGATGCCAGGCAGAGCCAGCGCAGCCGTCCACAGCCTCACAGAGCTGCTTGACGGTATAGCCCTCCTTGAGCCTTGCACTGATAGCCCTGGCCCTTCCTGGCGTCAGCTGGGCCTTCCCACGCTTACGTCCTGTTGCCTTCATCCAGTGGTCAAACACTTGACGGACGTTGGCACTGCTCGCCTTGTCCGTCTTGGCCTTGGGTGCTGGCTTCTTGCCAGTCGGCATGAGTAGCGCGTTCACCATCACTGCGCCACGCCTCACGCTAAGCCTGTCGTCAATCTGACACGCACCAACAACCAAGCGCATTGCCTCAGCCTCACCACACACCAACAGCTCTGCCACTCTCCTACCCTCAATCTGACCCAGCCGGTTGGCCACCGCATACCAATACAGCAGCCCAGCCACAACCTTGAGCTGATTCATCACCCACCTCCACTCAAAAGAAAGACCCCTTGCAAGCGTCAACTCACAAGGGGCCAGGGCCACTGCTGACCACCTGCCTAGAACGGAATCCCATCGCCCTCACCAGAGAACCCACCGCCACCCTCGACGGGTCGCACATCGTTGCCCTCCCAGTCCTCATAGGCATCGCCTGGAAGCGCGGGCTGGCCGCTCTCGTGCTTGAGCAAGAGTGCCTCTGCGGCCTTGACGGGCAATGCCTCATACCCATCGGCGCGGATCTGGGTGCGCTCCTTGCCGTTCCACTCCCCTTTCTCGACCGACGTATTGCACACCAACACCCTGCCCAGGAGGTGCTGATGCACGCTGGCCTGGTCATGCGGCTCAAGCCCCGCCTCGTCATTGCGAGTCCCGACGACACCCAGGGCCAGACAGACCTTCTGGAGCTTGCCGTAGCCGTTCCGCCCAGGGGTCAGGCTGATCCACTCGCGGAACCACGCACCAGCAGCAGGGCCAGTGATGACGTGGATCCGCATGCTGATCATGTCGTTTCCTTTCTTGGACTCTGCCACCACCGCCCTGGTGATCTGCACCAGGTGACGACCTGGCTTGATCTGGATGTCATAGTCCTCGCCTGTATCAAAATCTCCTCTACCCATTCTCTCACTCCTCTCATGGCGCTCTGCGCCGTTTCCTGTTCAGTTCGATCAGGGCAACACAATGTCCTGCTGACCTGCAGTCCCTGCCTTGCTCTTTGCCTTCGTCTTGCTCTTTCCCTTGCCCTCCGTCCTGGCGTCCTGCTCAGCCCTCAGAGCCTCAGCCTTCTTGACTCGCGCCTCAGCCTCAGCCTTGCGGTCACTGACCTCCTTGGGCTCCCACAGCACTGCTGCTGCAGCTGCCTCATCGCCCTGGTACAGCGCCCCAACCATCTGCCCAAGCGTGCACCCATCACCCTCGTCTGATGCAAAGGTGCAGCTGGGCAGGAGCTTGCTGCTGCCAGGTGGGCGCTTGGTGATGTAGGTGGCGTCTGCCAACTCCCATGCGATCGCATACCCCCCATTGCGCTTGTGGGAGTAGCCCACCGCAGAGAAAAACTGACCCACCTGGCCACTCATCTGCCCGTACATGCTGGGCACAACGCGCCTACGGTCGGCACTGTCGGTGGTCTCTTTGGCCAGACACAGAGCCACCACGTTGCAGGGCAGCGATCGTAGGTCATGCAGCATGGCCTTGGTGTACCGCTGGACCTTGTTCCACGCCCTCATCACCTCCTTTTCGCCAGCCGGTTCCACGTAGGTCTCAACCATCGATTCGTGAACGTTGGTCAGGCTGTCCAGAACCAACGTGTCAAATGTCAGATCTTCCCCCTGGATAGTGGCACGGTAGGACGCACCACCCTCAGCCACTCCGGCCTTCAACTCCTTGAGTAGCTCCATCAGGTGCGTCCAGTTGCGCACCAACACCACATCAGCATCAGGGTTGGCACATGCCACCGAAGCCAGGCCATGGTGCTCAGTAAGCAGCACCAAGGGACTGGGTGCCTGTGCCCCCCATGTGGTCTTGCCAGCACCAGGATCACCAAACACAAGCACCTTGATCCCTGCAACCTTCTCGAACAGATCGCCCGCCTTAGCCATTGCTCACCTCCCTTGGCTTCCGAAGCTGCACCAGCTCCATTGAGTCACGCTGCCTGTACTGACACACCTGCAAGATCGGGCACGGTTTGCCCCAGCGCTGACAGGCTGACTGATTGCGAGGATAGCAATTGCCATGCTCAACGATGGCCCTGTGAGCCTCACCACGCCACTCCTCTTGATGGATACCCGCTCTTGCAGGATCCTCAACCAAGAGCCGCTGCTGACGCCCCTTGGCCTCCAGCAGATGGATTGACTTGCGACGTGCCGCATGGATCTCACTACCCACAATGTATAGCTCTGATGCCACACGATCCAGATCGGACTGAGTGTACCTGAGCACCGTGCGCCTGGAGTATGGGTTCTGCTGGTGGTTCAGCTTGTCCATCAGCTCCGCGTACCACAATGGAGAGTCATCGCCATCGACAGTGAACCCATTGAGTGCCAGCGTTCGCGCGAAGTCGCCAGCGTCAAGCACTGAGGGCGGCTTCTTGTAGAGAGACTTCCCGCTTTTCAAGACTCCCCAATCCTCTGGCAAACGAGCAGTCGCCTTGCGAGTCAGGTCGTAGACAACCCCACCCACCTTGTGCCCTTGCTTCATCAGCGCCCACACATAGCCTGCTGCCTGTGGCTGATAGGCATGCTGCTCAATCCACTTGTCCAGGTCGCTGACTGTAGTCTTGTGCTCGACCACCCAATATTGGCCGTAGACGTCGACCGTGAGCTTGTCCAGGTATCCCAGGAAGGTCAGCACTGTGGAGTCAGCACGACGAGCAGGGATCGGAACCTCCAACTCCACCTCAGTGCCGATGAGCGTTGACCCATCGTCCTGACAATTGCCGTGCGCCGCATCGTATTTCTCTATCATGCTCAACAGCATGCACGACGCTTCACCCAGCTCATCCAAGTCAAACGCAGGGTTCAGCTCAGTGGTGCTGAACCCACCCTCCAGCATGGCCTCCTGACTCTCAACCCACCTGTCCAGCACACCCCTTGCAGAAGGCAACCGCTCAACACTCTCAACATGCGTGGCAGGCTCACCCCACCAAGCATCTTGCATGTCACCCCAAGCGCGGCCGATGGCCAGAGGGGCTGCGTCAACTCGACGCTGCAACCCCAGCACCGACGTCAAGAACCAAAGAAAGCGGCACGCCTCAAACGTGGACCGCTGAGAATTTGACACCCTTGTCATGAGATCCATCAATCACCCTTGTCCTGTGTTGCTGCTCGCACATCCTCTGCGTCCACAGCGTTGTCATTGATACCCAAAGCCTCAGCCAGCCAGTGGCGTGCGTCTAAGCCGCCCTCAGCGGCCTTGCGCACCTTGTATCTCAGCGTGTTGCGATGCACACCCATGCGCTCCGCAAACTCAACCCAGCTCTCGTCAAGCTGCGCCAGTCGCGCTGTACAGTTACGCATGATGCGTTCCCGTCTCACCTCCACATCACTACCCATCATCTCCCTCCTGTATCGCCTGACTCGCCACCTCCTGCAGCACTAGAGCCAGCAACATGTCAGCAACGTCATTGTCGTGTAGATGGTGCGTGCGCTGCAACTGCCTCACAGCACGCACCAGCCGCCTTGCCTGGTCACTCTCCAGCCTGAGATTTAGAACCCTCACTCCCTCCATTTTGAGAGTCAGACGCGCTGGCCTTGGTATGTACTCTCGATGCACTGCCACCCCTTCCCCTCCTGCTGCGGATGACCTCAGTGAGAGTCACCGAAGCAACAGCGACCACCACAGGGACCACCACTGTCCTCAGCACCTCAAGAGCCATCCTTTGCCACGCCATCAGTGCCGCTCCGCCTTTGGTGGTGCGCCAACCACTACGATTTGCATCGAACCGCCAAGCACTGACAGCCCTATGCTCATGGCATCAGCCACATTCTCAGGACTCATTCCGCCCTCAGGCCCCAGTGCAACCACAGAGCCACGAGAAACGAGAGTGTTGCCCACAGCAGTGAACAGCTTGACCATCAGATCGGCTTGCGCTTCCTCTGGCATGTCATTGGGGACTAGCCGGCCGATAGCGCATTCCATACCCTTGACCAGCCCACCAACGGTCTCATCAAAATTCATCACAATCGGACCATCACAAGTGGAATCCCCACAGTGGTCACACATCACCCACCTCCCTTGTTCGTTAAAGCCAGCCAAGGGAATCGAACCCCTGATTCTGCTACCGTTGAGGCGCAAGGAACGCACCCTCTAGCGGCTGGCTGGTGGGCATTACCCACACCATCGCATCACATCACCCATTCACGCTTGTCCCGTTACGGACACACCTCCCAGGACATGGCCTCATTGCCATCCTGGGCGACTTCAATTCACATCACTTCCCTTGTTCACTGGTTTTACCTGGAGCACAGGACAACCCCTGAGGGCGGTGCGCGTGCGCGTCCCTCTGGCAGTCTCTCTCTCGCTCTGCGTTCCATCACACCCCCCCCTAGAACAGCTCAACCACCGTACCATCATCGGTGGTGTACTTCCGCACTCTCTCCACCAGATCATCACCCACATCAACGCAGCTGTTCACCAAGACCCTCAGAGCCACGCTGAAGCGCTTGACAACCGCTTTCCTGTCACGCGTGCTGTGCGTGATGCTGGCCATGTACTCTTCATCATCCTCCATGGATGCCAAGAACTCCGCCTTGATCTGATCAGCCTGCTCGGCCATGGACTCCAGTAGCACGTCAATGGCCTTGCCCCCCTGGATGCGCCAAGACATGGCGATCAGATGCAGAGCCCAGCCGATGGAGTCAAACAGCGCCTTGTTGACGCCAGTGCGTTTGCCGTCGCCATCCTCATTGACTGGCTTGCGGAACGCATCCTCCTGCCAGATCGCGAATGCCAGCTGCATGGTGTCACTCCACTCCGATCGGATCTGCTCAATGTCAGCCTCGCCATTGAGCGCATCCATGGCGCCATTGAGCCAGCCGTTCATGTCGCTGCTCTTGTACTCCCTGAGTGCACCAGCTCCATGGCGCGCGAAAGCGTACCATCGCAGGGCAAACTCCATGTCGACTTGGCGCTTGCCGCTGATGCTGCTTTCCGTGCATGCCATCCAGTCTTGGTCGTCCGTCATGGCGTGCAAGGCGTCGATGGCCGGACCCTGGTGCAACGCGTTGCGAAGCTCCTGAGCACTCAGCTTCATGCCCCCTGTGTTGATGCGGCTGAACAGGTTGTAAACCACCTCGATGGGTGTCGACTCTTCAACCACGTGGAATGTCAGTTGCGTCTCATCGATGCGACGTTTGAGACTGGAAGGCAGGTCGGCCAGCTTCTTGCCGTTCAACTCCTGCAGGTACTCCATACCGCGAAGCTTCATGCCACCGATGCAGACACGATTGATGCCGCCGCAACGCTGCAGCCCATCGACGATCGCCCACACATCACCCTTCTCGTGGACGTAGAACACAGGGATCGGAAGTCTCAGGATCATCGACTCGAACAGTTGCGAGACCTTGGCGCTACTCCACAAGTCAGCATTGCGCTGATAGGGCGGTGCCATGTCCACTGCCCCACTCTCCAGCCGATCCACCAGCTGTCCCAGCGTGATGGTTACTGTGCGCACCTTGACGTCATCGGCGTGGTAGGGACACCGCGCCATGATGGCGTCAACCATCTCCTGCTCTGCGCTCTTGAGGATCTCAAGCGCCAACTTGTGCGCCTTCTTGTGCGTCCGCTGACGGTCACGCGTATCAGCAGCCTCGTCACCATCCTCAAAGTGAGCCTGCACCAGCGACCCATTGCAGTCAGCAGCAGCCTCAGCCATGTCCTCAGCCAGCCGCTCCAACAACTCATTCTTCTCAGCCGGTGTCATCTCAGCCACATCAACGCTCTTTGCCTTTGCCATTCCTGAACTCCTTGGATAGCCCCACCTTGGGGCCTGTGTTCGATTCTAAGCACGAAGGGCACCCCAGCCCTTGCCGGAGTGCCCATTAGCCTGCTCGTCTTCTCAGCGCCCATCAGGCGCCTAGTCCTCTGCGTCTGCCAGCATGCGTTGAACGCTCCAGGTCCCTGCATCAATAGAGTCACGCAGACGGGGATCCCGCACCATCATCTCTGCCAGCGTGACCACACGCCCAACGGCATCATCAAGGCCATCTTCAAGGCGAATGATCAACCTGCCAGACATGGTCAGCTTTGCCAGCCATCCACCACCCTGCCCCTCAACCTGCAACCTTGCGCCTGGCAGCTCACTCAATCGCCTCTGAAGTCCACTCGTCGTCATTGGGATACTCATGCTGAACCCTCCACCATCACCAGCGCCCGCTTGGCGCGTGTCAGAGCCACATACAGCAAGTTGTATTCCTGTTGCACCTGCCATCCCTTCCTAGCGAATGGCAACGGCATCAGGTCCGGCCGCAGAATATAGACCACCTCAGCCTCCAGCCCCTTGGCTCGATGCACCGTGCTCAGCCAGACACTGGGGCGATCGTTTGAGAACAATCCTTCGATGTCCTGAGTCAAGCCAGCAATCGATGTGGCATCGCTGCCACTCCACAGCGCCATCACCGTGTCAGCCCTGTCCTGCAGTCCCTGGAGCTGGCTATCCTCCAGGTCACCACCGTTACGCCTGAGCACCTTGGCACTCTCACGCTTCAGCCAGAGAGCAACCGCCCTATCCATCTCCGCGTATTTGAACGCTCTGCGCTTCGCCAGTCGCTCGATCAATGCCACCAACGCCTCACCGATCTTGCGGCCACGGACTCGCGCTGACACGCCAGCCAAGAGGAGTGCAAAGCACAACTTGATGAGAGGAGCAGTGGTGCGACACAACACAATGTCACCAGGTGCAACCACCTCCATCACCTGTTCTTCACTGCACCCACCAATCACACCCTGACGCGCACCAGGTGCAGCCTCAATCTGTGGCACGATCTCACGTGCCAACTCCAGGTGCGTGGTAGGGCAGCGGTAGCAGGTACTCAGTGGCAGCTCCTTGGCACCGGTCGCCTCAACGATCTGATCAATGCCGTCAGCCATGGCACCGGCGAACCCGTAGATAGCCTGTGACCTGTCACCCACAAACAGCATGCGCCCGTTGCGATACCTGCAGCGCATGGCCAGATCCAACTGAGCAGGGTTGAGATCCTGTGCCTCGTCCACCAGGACCCAGCTGAGCTGAAACGGTTTGCAGTTGTGGACCCACGGGCCCCAGATCATATCGGTGAAGTCCACCAGGCCCTCAGCAATCTCCGCTGCCCCTCTCTTGAGCATGTACCGCAGAGCCTGCACATAGAACACCATCATGCCTGGCTCCACACCGATGGCGTATTGGTTGGCCAATGCCATCACGGTGGGCCTGTCAACCACCTCAGCCAGTGTGGTGCGTAGGTGACCCACCAGCTGCAACAGCTCACCCAGCGGGTACTCAGTGGCCAGCAGGCTACACAGACTGCTGCTCAGCCTGACACCGTTGACAGCGCTACACCTCGCAATATCGTCCTGTATCTCACGCGCCAATCTCCGGTACTTAGAAGGCTCAGGCTTGGTGCTGAACTTGAACTTGTAGCGCAGAGCACCGAAGCCAACGGAGTGCAACGTCCGTGCGCTCATGCCGTAGGGCTTGAGTTTGGCGTTCAGCTCCTTGGCGATGTGCGCGTTGAACGCGACGAACATCGCCTTGCTTTTGATGTATCTGGCCAGCAGCTCCAGCGTTGCAGTCTTGCCGCTACCTGCAACCGCGTTGACCACGATGTCACCAGAGCCATCCAGCACCTCATCAATCACCGCCTGCTGATAGCTGGACGGCTCAAACGGTAGCAGCTCACCACGGTAGGTGAACGGCCTGAGGGGCGCAGCAGAGCCCACCTCTGCACGTGCCTGGCTCAGCTGTGCACGCAACACGTCCAGCTCACCTGCTTGCTCCACCACCTGCACGGTTGTCGTCCCATCGATCTGCTCACTGATTGTCCCTGTTCTCACACTCCCCTCCTATTGGTTGTTGGGGTTGTCATTGCTCAGCTCAAGACAGCGGCCAACCCCGATGGGCAATGCGCTGGCAAACACATAGCATCACCGATTGCCAGAACCCTCCTGGACTGAGGGCCTAGTCAACCGCTGCCTTGAGCTGAGCACGATCTAAGAAATGCTTTCGGGGGCTGGGATTTGAACCCAGCTGGGTGCACCCTTCCAACCCTTGGCCCCGAATTGCGGCGGCAAGGCCTTGAGCCCTGCCCTTGCCAGCCTTGGCAAGTGTGTCGTCCACCACCGCACTGAGCACCATCCTGCCTTGGCCTCATCCCTGAGGCCCGTGCTCATCAACCTTGATGCCTCCACCACAACACACACGACAGACGAACTCATCAGCCTCATCCTGCGCAGAGCCATCACCGCCACACTTGCCGCACGGTATCCCATGCCAATTGCGCCGACCCGTCCAGCCCTCATCTGCCAGCACTTCAAGCATGGCCACCCGCTCAGCCTCATCAGGGTCACGCGGGCCATCGTCACCAGCGCGCCACCTCATCTCACATTCCCAATGGTCACGATCGAAAGCAGGGGCAAAACAAAGCTGCCCATCCTTGCCGATTGGGTATGCGTGAACATTCCACAGCACACCATCCAGCTCAGCCCAACACTGCTCACGTGGCTGCGTCACCAGGATACGGTCAACAGTGGGAGCCGTATCAGGCATCCCCCTGTGAGCGCTTCCACGTCCTGGCTGCGCCTGACTCCACCCAGACGCCGATAGCCACGTGAGCAGGGCCATAGGAGCGCCGCTCATCTGCGAGGATCGTGACCCTCCGCACCTGTGGACCGTACGTTGCCACTGCCATCTGATAGCGAGCCTCCAGGTAGATTGCGATACCCAGCCCCTCAGTCAGCACGCCGTTCATCCGCTGCAGGTTGGCGACTTGGCTGCGTCTCACTCGGCGGCGCTCGGTGCGGACTGCGTCTGTTGTCTGGTCACTCATCATGGCCTCCTGTTGGGTGTTGGCCTGTTATGTGGTGGCCCGGCGCAGGGCACAACACCCACGCCGGACCGGATTGCCACCGTGGCTCAATTGCAGTGCCAGTGGCGTCGCACCGTCTATCTCTGCAGGGATTGAGCCCACCCCTGATGCCGCGAACAATAACGGCATCACCTCAACTATCGTCGTCATCCATGGCGCGTGCATCTGCGAGGGCGCGACCGACGATGAAGCGCGCCGCCTCGTCGCCCTGCAGGGCCCAATCACACAGACCCTCCATCTCCTCATCGCCATGCTCACGCGCCTCAGCCTGCATCGCACGGATGTGATCGTCGGTCATGTCAGCGATTACGTTCTTGGTGTATTGACTTACGTACATTGTGGTCTCCTGTTGGATGTTGACCTGTTATCGGATTGACTTGCTCAGCCCCGCGGCCTCTGGACTCACGCTGCCTGCCTGGCCACACGTGATGCACTCTACCTGATGCACCATCTCCAGGATCAACCAGTTGCGATGCGCTGTATCCACACACCGACCATCAGCCTAGGGCTGAGCAATGCGTGTGCCAGGAATTGAACCCAGCCCTCAGCCTGCGTCACTCGTTGATTGTGTGTGACT